CTGCATCAGAGCCCAACTACGCCCCGCTGACCGAAGAGCCGCCCGCATGGCTGCCTCGAGAGGCCAAGGCCGAATGGCGGCGACTGGCGCGTGAACTCATTCGCATCCCAGGCTTGCTCCAACGTCCCGATCGTATGGCGATGATCGCGCTGTGCACTGAGTGGGACAAATACGTGACCGCCACCAAGGATGTGCAGACGCGCGGAGTGCAGGTACTCGGCATGAGCCGTGGCGAAGAGGGCATGGTCAAGAACCCCTCGACGCAGGTGGCACGCGAAGCGCTCCAATCCCTGCTCGCTCTTTGGAGCCGGTTCGGTCTGACTCCGGCCGACCGGGCGCGCATCCAGGCACCAACGGTAGGTGGGCAGCATGGCGCGTTCGAAGACCTTCTCGACTGAGCAGGCCGACAAGGCCGTCCAGTTCATCGAATCCCTGCGGCACACCGGCGACTGGCGCGGCGTGCCCTTCGTCCTTACGGGGTGGCAGCGGGAGATCATTCGCGCGCTCTTCGGCACTATGGGGCCAGACGGGAAGCGACAGTACCGCAAGTCCTTCATCGCCATCCCCAAGAAGAACGGCAAGAGCGAGTTCGTGTCGGCTATCGCGGCGAAACTTCTCTACGCCGATGGCGGCGGTGCCGAAGTCTACTCGGCTGCGGCCTCGCGCGAGCAGGCGGCCATCATCTACCGGACCATGAAGGCAATGGTCATGCAGGTGCCCGCACTCGCGGCCCGTACGAAGCCTTACGATTCCGTCAAGCGCCTCTACGTCGAGCAGACGGGATCCTTCTTCCAGTCACTTTCGGCCGACGCCGACTACGCGGACGGTATAAACCCTTCCGGCGTCATCGTTGACGAGCTCCACCGCCATAAGACACGCGACCTATACGACCTTCTGCGCCAGGGTTCGGGCACACGCCGGCAACCACTCATGGTGACGATCACTACGGCGGGCACCGACAAAGAGTCCGTATGCTTCGAGCAGTGGGAGTACGCACGCAAGGTGCGTGATGGCGTGATGGACGATCCCACACTGCTGCCGGTCATTTACGAGATGCCCACCGACGCAGACTGGACCGATGAGGCCGAGTGGTTCAAGTGCAACCCCGCACTTGGTGATTACTTGGCCATCGAAGAACTGCGCGCACTAGTGCGGGAAGCTCTAGAACAACCGTCCTTCCAGAACAGTGTGCGGCGTCTGCGTTTCAACCAATGGACGGCTGCCGAGTCGCGCTGGTTCGACCTGGGCGCATGGGACGCCTGCGGCAACGACACCATCACGGCCATCGAGAAGCGCAATGAGGGCCGCGCCTGCTACCTCGGTCTCGACCTCGCATCCACCTCCGACCTTGCCGCCTACGCGCTTGTGTTCCCCCGCGATGACGTTGGCTACGATGCTCTCTTCCGCGCCTACCTGCCGCAATCCGCAATTGACAAGCGCACCAAACACGCGCCTGTGTTCGCCGCTTGGGAGCGCGAAGGCTTCCTGCGGGTCACCCCGGGCGACGTCATCGACTACGACTTCATCAAGTCCGACATCCTGGCCGACGCAGGCCGGTTCCAGGTTGAGGAGATTGGCTACGACCCTTGGTCGGCAGTGCAGGTGGCGCTCCAGCTGCAAGGCGAGGGTCTGACGTGCGTTCCAGTGCGCCAAGGCTTCTCCACCCTATCGCCACCGGCCAAGCTGCTCGAGACGTTGGTGGCGCGGCGTGAGATTCACCACGGCGGCCACCCGGTAGCCCGCTGGTGCGCTGACAACGTGCAGACGGAAGAGGATTCGGCCGGGAACATCAAGCCGTCCAAGAAGGCGTCGACCGAGAAGATCGACGTGGTGGCCGCGCTCGTGACGGGATTGGAGCGCGCCATGTATTCGGTCGAACTGGGGCTCACCATGTACGTTCCTCACGAGGAGGTATCCGCTTGAGGACAGCAATCGGCTACCTCTTGGAACTGGCAGGTCTGGCCGCCATCGTAGGCGGCCTTTTCATTGTGGCCATGTGGCTCGGCCTCATCGCGACCGGCCTGGTGCTCGTGCTCATCGGCGCATCCTTGGGAGGTAAGCGATGAGCAGTATCACGGGCCGCATGCTGCGACAGATGCGGGCGGCGTTGCCCACGGCGTTCACGTGGGACGACATGCTGAACGACTGGTTACGTGGCGGCGGTGTCTCGCGTGGTGATACGGCGGGCATGGAGGTTACGCACGAAACGGCCCTCGGCCTTGATGCGGTGTTCGCCTGTATTCGACTGATCTCGGCGACCATTGCCACTCTGCCGGTCAACGTGCTGCAGGTCTATCCCACGGGAGCGTGGACTCGGCCCAAGCCGAAATGGATGCTTCGATTCAATCCCGAGACGACGTGGCGCGAGGGCATTCAGCAGATTATGGCGTCGCTACTCCTCGACGGAAACGCCTTCATTGTCCCCATTTGGAACAAGCGCACCGGGCAGATTGAGCAACTCTGGGTGCTCGATCCACGCTACGTGGTGGTGCGTCGCAACCTGCCGTTTATGGATCTCATATACAGTGTTGCGGGCAACGAATACGGTCCCGATCAGATCCTGCATATCAAGGCATTGACGCAACCCGGCCACTTGCGCGGCCTGTCGCCGATTGAGATGGCACGGACCACGCTCGGTACCAACATCGCCGCCGAGAAGTCTGCCAGCAAGCTGTTCGAGAATGGTCTCTTGTCGCAGGTGGTCATCACATCTGACAAGCCGGTCTCGGACCAAGTGGCGCGCGAGATGTCCGACCGTCTCGCCGAGACGCATGCCGGCGCCCCGAACTTCTGGAAGCCGGTGGTGTTCGGCGGCGGGGCGACGGTTGCACCGTTGAACCTGACGCCCGAACAGTCGCAGTTCTTGGAATCGCGCGCCTACGGCGTCGAATCCGTGTCGCGCTGGTTCGGCGTGCCGCTCATTCGCATCCAGCAGACGACCAAGGTCACAAGCTGGGGAAGCGGTATCGAACAGATCAACATTATGTATTTGCAAGACTGCATCAGCCCGAATGTCGTGACGCTGGAAGAGGCTTTGCTCTCGCTCATTCAAATCAGCAACCCAAATTATGTCCTCAAGTGGAATGTCCGAGGTCTCTTGCGTGGCGACATGGCCGCTCAGGCGCAGTTCTACAAAGACATGTTGGAGATAGGAGCCTACACGCCTAACCACGTTCTGAGCCTCGAGGATGAGAACCCATTCGAGGGCGGCGACTCGCACTACATGGGCGTCCACTTCGGAGTTGTCCAAAAGGACGGGACGGTCCTTGCTCCAACCATTAACCGTGTCAGTGAGACCGGGCCAATACCAGGAGGTGCGGCGTGAAGCCTCGCAGTCTCTTCCAACCGCGCGCCGCGCATCTTCGCGTGGTGCAAGATTCAGCCACCGAAGTCGAGTTACTGCTCTACGACGAAATCGGCTTCTGGGGTGTCACGGCGACCGAATTCAAGACGGCGCTCGATGCCATCAGCGCGGGTACCATTCACCTGCGCATCAACTCTCCCGGTGGCGATGTGTTTGACGGCCTCGCCATGTACAACGCGCTCGTGGATCATCCGGCCCGCGTGGTGACGCACGTTGACGGTTTGGCTGCTTCCATGGCAAGCGTGGTCGCTCTGGCCGGAGATGAAGTGCAAATGGCCGAGAACGCCTTCTTCATGATCCACGATCCGTGGACATTAAGCATCGGGAACGCGACGCAACTCCGCAAGGACGCGATGCTGCTCGACAAGATCGGCGGTAGCGTCGAGGCCACCTACATGCAGCGCACGGGCTCGGACGCCACGCAGATGCGTGCATGGATGGAAGCCGAGACATGGTTCACGGCCGCCGAAGCGGAAGCCGCGGGATTCATCGACGAGATCACCACCAAGGATGCTGGAGCCGAAAATCTGGTTGCTGCAGCCGCGGCGGCCTTTGACCTGAGCGTGTACGCGCACGTACCGGAGCCTCTCGTTGCCCACGCGGGCGATGCGACTCTGGTCAGCACGCGTGAGTTGGAGCAGACCCTGCGGGATGCAGGGCTGAGCCGTGTCGCCGCCAAGACCATGGTGAGTCAGTGGGATGCTGACTCACCATGGCGGGCGGGTCCGACGGTCGGTACTCAGCGGGATGCTGAGACCGTCAACCCAAGCGCGCAAGCAGAATGGCGTGCACGTGGCAAGCGCGAGATGGAGTACATCGCTTCACTCGCTCTCTGACCTGCGATCACACAAGGGCTAGGAACGGGGCCGCCTCAGAGCGGCCTTTTTCATGCCCGAAAGGAGGAGCGATGACGCTCCTGGAACGCCTTCGAGCGCAGATAAAGACTGCGCAGGAACGCGCACAAGCGCTGCTCGACATCGACCGTGATTTGACCGAGGCCGAGCGGACCGAATTCACCGAAACCACGGCGACCATGCGCAGCCTCAGCGGGCGCATCACCGAGGCTATCCAGGCCGAAGCCGATCAGGTCGGCATTCGCGAGCAGCAGGCGAAGCTCGTGGGTCTGCTGCCCGCGGCCCAAGCGCACGTTGAAGTGCGGGAGCCCGGTTTCCGGTCCTTCGGTGAGCAGCTGATGGCGGTGGCCACGGCCTACCGTTCGGACCTACGCTCCGTCGACCCGCGGCTGAATGTACAGGCGGCTGCGGCCGGTCTGAACGAAAGCATCGGCGCCGATGGTGGATTCCTCGTGCAACAGGACTTCACCACGGAGATCCTGCGCATCGAGCACGAGTCCAGCGTCATGGCTGGCCGGTGCCGACCCGTGGAAATCTCCTCCGCGTCGAACTCCATCAAGATCAACGGCATCGACGAAACCAACCGCGCGAATGGATCCCGCTGGGGTGGTGTGCGCGGCTACTGGCTGGCAGAGGCGGCCGCTCTCACGGCGTCCAAGCCGAAGTTCCGTCAAATCGAACTGACCCTACACAAGCTCGGTTGCTTGGTCTACGCGACCGACGAACTCCTGGCCGATGCGTCGGCGCTCGAGTCGGTCACCACGCAGGCTGTGGGCGAAGAACTCGCGTTCATGACGCAGGACGCCATTGTCGAGGGCGACGGCGCCGGCAAGCCCCTGGGTGTTCTGAACTCCAACTGCCTTGTCTCTGTGGCGAAGGAAACCGGCCAAGCGGCCGACACGTTTGTCTACGAGAACGCAATCAACATGTACGCGCGACTGCACCCCGGGTCGGAGAGCCGGGCAACCTGGTACTACAACAAGGCTCTTGTGCCTCAGATCATGGCCATGGCATTGGTCATAGGCACGGGCGGCGTGCCCGTGTTCATGCCGCCCAACGGCGCCGCAGGCGCCCCCGGCGGTACGCTGTTCGGCATCCCGATGCAGCCGATTGAGCAGGCATCCGCGCCTGGCGACAAGGGCGACATCATGCTACTCGATCTCTCGCAGTACATCCTGGCCGGCAAGGGCGGGGTTCAGGCCGCCTACTCCATCCACGTCCAGTTCCTCACCGATGAGGGCGTCTTCCGCTTCATCAAGCGGGTGGACGGTCAACCCGCGTGGGCATCCCCGCTCACGCCGTTCAAGGGCACGGCCAACACGCTGTCCCCGTTCATCACCCTCGACGCCCGCGCATAGGAGGAGGTGTAACCATGGACTTCATCGCCAAGCATCACATCGTGACCGGGCTTGCACCCGTGGCCGACGCCTTCGCTGGCGCGACCGTCAACTCTGACGCCATCGACATGAAGAACTACAACCACGCGACCTTCCTCGTCTGGAAGGGCGTGGGCACGACCGGTACCAGCGTGGTCACTGTTGAGGCGTGCGCCGACGCGGCTTTGACGTCGCCGACGCAGATCCCCTTCACGTATCGCCGGAAGCAGGATTCCGACGACATCTGGGGCGCGCTCACTGCCGTCACCGTTCCCGCGACCGGCTTCACGACCACGGCGGGTTCCGCCGAGATGTACGCCATCGAAGTGAACGCGGCCGACCTGGGCGCCTACGGACCCTTTGTCCGTCTGGACATGGCCGAGTCGGCCAACGACCCGGTTCTCGGCGGCATCCTCGTGATTCTGTCCGAGCCGCGCTACGGTGCGGTCGCGGCGATCGCCTAGACCTACCGACCCGGGGGCCGGTCACTCCGGCCCCCGTTCCTCTGCTCAACAACCGAGTGGCCCGCAAGGGCTGGAGGTATGAATCATGCCTGCTGCAAACGTAGGAACGAGATGGACGAGCGGTAAGCTTGTCTTCTACGACAAAGCCACCAAGACGACCATCGCTGAGATCGACGGGACCAATCTGTCCCTCGACGTGGTGGCTGGCGCTTCATTCAAGGTAGGCGGCCAGGCCGTCACCCTGGGCAGCTTCTTCGACGTCACCGTCGGTACGGCCGCGATCAAGGCCGACGACAGCGTGGCGAACCTCGTGGTGCCGCCGATCACCGGCAAGCAGTTCTTCCCGATCTTCGCGGCTATGCAGGCGGCCGGGAACGCGGGCGGCGCGACGACGATCCGTTTGGTGGAGAGCACCTCGGCCGGTGTCGTGCTCTCGCATGTCGTCGCAGACATGACCTCGACTACATGGGTGGGGCCGACCGGTGGCACGGTGGTTATCACGAAGCTCAACACCGCGCTGGTCATCAGCGAGGGCATCAAGATCGTCGACGTTGCCGCGAATTCATTGACGACCACGACCGCCGTGCGCTGCATCGTCGCCGGCTACTACATCTAGATGGCCTACGAGCGCACACAACTGCTAGCTCCGGCGGTTGCCTCGGCTGCTGCTGTCCATGCGGCTGTGGCGCTCCTGGCGACCGCACAGACGATCACGACGGACATCACGGACCCCGACTGCTATCGCGTCGTCAGTGTCACCGGCAACCAGGCTGGTATCACCGGCGACGTGGTGGTGGTCGGGACCGACTGGAACGGCACCGAGCTGAGCGACACCATCGCCCTTGCTGGTACGTCCACGGTCGACGGGGCGCGGGCGTTCAAGAACATTGAGAGCTTCATCGTCCCGGTGCTGGATGCGGCTGGGGACGAGGTGTCCATCGGCTGTGCAGACGTCTTCGGCCTGTACGGCACCGTGGCCGCTGGTGGCGACGTCATGCTGCAGGAACGGGCAGTGTCCGGCGCGACCGAGTTCACCATCGAAGCCGTGGGCACCGTGGACGCGACCTACGGTACTGTGGCGGCAACCATCGTCACGGGCGACCGCATCCGCTGGACGTACCTCGACGCAGGCACATCGGGCGCTGGGTCATCGCTGCTCGTGACCCTCGATGAGGTGAAGGCGTGGATCCGCGAAGACACCTCCTACTCGGACGTGCAGATCCTCGCGATCCTCGAATCGGCGTCAACGAAGTTGCGCGACAAAATAGATCCGTTCGCGGGCACTGACGAGAGGTACTCAGGCAGGGGGTTTGATCGTCTCCTCTTGAACCGCCATCCATTGTGGACTGTCCGCTCCGTCACTATCGACGGGGTGGCGATCACTGACTTCACGCAAGAGGGTTGGTGGCTCTATCGGACCACGCCGGAAGTCTGGCCCGCGGGCACTCGTAACGTCATCGTTGGATATGAGGCGGCATCCGTCCGTGCTGACCTCAAAGAAGCTTGCGTCAATCTGACGCGCCATGGAATCAACCTGCAACTCCGTACCCACTTCGTGAACTTCCCCGACGGCGGCGGCGTGGGACCGGAGCGCGCGTGGCCCGCGGGCGTACTCGAGACCATCGATCTCATCCGCGGCCCGGTCATCGCATGAGCGGCGGCACTTGGGACCAATGGAAGCGCCGCCGAGGTTACAACCCCTACGGGGGAACGACGCAAGGCGCCTTCACCGTGCAGGTCGTCATGGACCCGAGCGCGAAGACGCGGCTGCAGGCGGGAATCATTCACGGCTTGGAGCAATGCGCGGCAGAACTACGTATGACGTGGGCCGCGAATCTGCCGGGCAGCCTGGCCGGGTCGATGCAAATGGCCATGGCGCCCCCGGAAGACGGGGCGTCCGTCTTCTCGACTGACTACCGCGCGCGGTTCTTCGAGATGGGGGCAAAAAAGCACACCATCACGCCGAAGGCCGGACGCCACGCAGCCCGGGAGGCAAAGCAGGCGTACCAACTCGGTCTCCGTGGCAAGGCGCGCAAGGAACTCCGGCAGAGGGCGCTCGGTGAAGCGTACGCCTTCGGCGCGTCACCTGTGCTCCGCTTCCAGATCGGCTACGGAGGCGGCGCAGGCGTCTACGCCGCCAAGGTTCACCATCCCGGCATGCGGAAGACAGAACCCGGCCGCAAGGCGCTGCGCGAGACGTTGCCCAAGATGCCTAGCATCATGGCCACGGCCATAGAGAGGGCGCTGTGAGCATCCCCTCCATCCACGCCGCGCTCCTGGCCGCCGTGCGCGACGATACAGCGCTGCTCACGGTCAAGGGCACCAACACGCCGCCCCTCATCACGAACTGTCCCTCGGCTGCCGTCTGGTACATCGGCGACGGTCAAGGGCAAGTGCCCACGGCGCGCGTGTGGCGATTCGGCGTGCGGCTCTTCGTGGCGCTCCCTACGGACTTCTCGCGGGCGCAGGCGCAACTCTACCCGCTGATTGCCAATCTCGCGGCCAACCTGGAAGCGCACCGGGCTTCGCTCGAGTTGACCAACGCCGTCACAGTGTACGACGGTTCGGTCGACCAGATGCAGTTCGACGAACTCGGGCCGATGTTCCTCGGCTACACGACCACCGTCACCGTCGAACCCCGCCCTGCCTATCAGGTTTTGCTCGCTGTCGGCTCGGACACTGTGACTATCCGCGACGTCGACCGAGAATCGGTGCCCCTGCGAGCCTTCCCCCAGGCCGTCGTCTCTGATCTCGACGGCTACCCGCTTATCATCACGAGCACCAATCAACTTGAGACCGTCGCGCTCGCGGGCCGGGTCGACTCGGCTGCGGAGACGACACTCTTGGTGGGCTGGTATGCGGGCGATACCGAGATCAGCTACACCGATCGGCACGGCAACACGTCGACCGGATGGATGATAGCCGGGACGCCAACGCCACGGGCGGAAGCACGAGCGGTGAGCGGCGAGATATACGATGTGCAACTGACTTTGTGGAGGCTGCCTTGAGCGACCATGCCTTGACCCTTCGCGACGTGCCCACGCTCACGCTGGACGGGCGCGAGTACCCGGTCTTCCTCTCCGTCGCCCGGCAGGAGGCATGGGCCGCTCACTCCGGACTCACCTTCGACGAACTGCTCGCGCGTGGCCTCTCGTCTCTCGACATCGCAGGCGACAAGCTGCGCTTCCTGCTCGAGCAAGGGCTAGCGGGTGGGGAAGCCCGACGGCACGCGCTCAAGAGCGACCAGGCATTGACCGTCGAACCGGCCGTGGTCGACCGCCTCTGCGATCTCTTCGCTTGGACGGAACTCGCGAGCGTGCTCATGGAAGCCTGGACCTGGCCGCCCAACGAGCCGGACCCGACCTCGGCGCCGACGCCGCCGGTAGCGCCGACCCCATCCGTCTCACCATCGGACTCTGTCATCGCCTCGCCCGACTCCACGGATTCTCTCTGACCGACCTCGATTGGCTCTCACTCCATGACCTCGTCGCACTTGCGCGCATCGAACGGAAGCTGACCACGGCCGCCGACGAATCACCCACCGTCGACCTACTGGAAGGAGCGCTGCAGCCCTAGTGACTGATCTCGCACAAGTCAAGATCGGCCTGCAGGTCGACTCTACGCCGCTCGACGCCGCCGAGGCGAAGGTCAACGCCTTCGGAGCGGAACTTACGAGCAAGAGCAAGCCCGTCACGCTGAACACCGCTCCGGCCGTGTCGCAGCTTGACAAGATGAATGCGCTATACACGCAGATGACCCGGCGCATGGGGGTCGCCCCGCGTGTGCTGGTGAACACGTCCGAGGCGACCAGCCAAGTCGCCAAATTCACGGCGCAGATCGAAGCTATGCAAAAGAAGATGGCGACGCCGGTGAAGATGGCGGGATCTACGGGCGGCGGTACAGGTGGACCGGGTCTCGGCTCTTCCATGGGCGGCCTCATAAGCGGCGCACTCGGCGGCGTGGTGGGTGGCTTCACGGCTGAACAGATCCTCGGATCGTCTCTCTCCAAGGCGGGTTTCGAGCAGCGCATGAGTGCGGGACTCGATAAGGCTTTCGGTGGTAGTGGCATGTACGCCGCGATGGAAGAGATGTCGAAGAAGACGGCCTACATGAAAGACGACCTCATGCAGGCCGCCGTGGTCCTCTCGGACGTGGGCGAAGTGGGCGGGCTGACCGCCACGCAACTGGAGAAACTCACGCAGGCGTCTACCGGGCTTGCCGCCACATCGGTACGCCCGGAACTCATGGACAACGTGAGCGCATCGGCGACCGCCTTGGGCAAGGCTCTCACCGGCATGGACCGCGGACTCAAACTGGAAGGCATCCAGACCAACGACGCCTACATGTCGACCGTGGCTCTAGGTGGGGCATTCAAAGGTCTCTGGTTGAAGATGACCGAAGCCCAACAGATGCAGGCGCGCTACCAGGCCATTCTCGATCAGATGAAGGGCACCCTCGACGGGGCCTCGACTGACCAGGGCGCGTACAATCGCTCCGTCCGGGAGTCGGCGCAGGCTATCCAAGAGGCCAAAGAAGCGCTCGGAATGTTCCTAATCAAAGGCGTGAAGCCACTGGCGAGCGCCGTCGCTCACGTACCGATTCCGGTGCTTGCTGGCGGTTTGACCATCGCCGCTGGCGCCGGCGTGGTGGCGATGTTCGCGCCCGTCTTCATGGCGTTCAAGGCGAGTTCTATCGGCAGCGCCATTGCGGCGGCATCGATACAAGAGGGCGGGGCTGTAACCGCTGCCGCCACCCTGGAAGCGGGCGCAGTCACTGCCGCGGCTACGCTGGAAGCGGGAGCGACGGCAGCAGCGGCGACAAACGCAGGGGGCGGCGCCGTTGGCGCGTTGGAGGGCGTGCTCCAGCCGGGAGGGACGAAGAATGTCATCCCTTTGGGGAAGGGTACGCCGTTCCCGTACACGTCGACGAAGCCACTCGTGAAAGGCGTACTGGGCAAGGTAGCTGATGCCATCCCTGGCGTCGAGGGCGTGGGGGCAACAAGCCTGGGAGGCGCCGGTTTAGCGTTGGCCGGGGCTGTGATAGCAGGCACGGCCCTCGGCGGAGCGATGAAATCAGGCATCAATCGAGCAGGTGATGCGACAGTAGGCAAGATCGAAGGCGAAGGCTACCTAGCCAATCAGAAACTCCTCTCACGCCTTTACCAGCAACAGATCGCCACCAACAAGAGCTACGGCGTCTGGGCTGACGACAAGGGCACGCTCCATCAGGGAGCCCCCAGTTTTATGAACACGAAGAGTTATCAGAACGCGAAAGGGGAGTGGGTCAACCCCTACGGTGAGAAGATCGGCAGTATCCCCAATGTTGGTATAGCCGAGCGAACGGTCGCGCAGATAGCCGGGGCGAACACGGCTGGACAGTCGTATGCGGATGCAGTCAGATCATGGGCGAATGGACCCGCGACGTCCACCACGGCGCCCGTCCCAAACCCACCGATCGAAGTGAAGGTGAACGTCATCAATCAAACCGGCGGCCCGATTCAGGCGACGCCCGTCACCAACGCAGGCTCGTACGCTCCATCGTCTCAATAGGCGCTTCTAGCCTGCGATGAATGCGTAGGCCGCGACGCTGAAGAAACCGGCCACGGCAAGACCGAAACCGACCAGCACCATGGTCAGGAACCCATGCACCCACCCGTGCTTGTATCGGTCGTTCACCACCGCCGCACCCCCGACATAGAAACCCAAGACGGCCAACACGATGAGCACCCGAACCGCCATCACAACCCCTTCCCTCGCCCAATGTCTCGCCATCATACCCGGAGGTGCGCATGCCCACGCAACGAATGTTGACCCCAGCCGAGTTCATCAGTGACATTGCCGACCCGTGCGCGCGAGAGGCCGCGGTTCTACTCACGGCCATCGGCGACGAGGACACCGGAGCGACCGCGGCCTACCTGGCACGGCTCGTCCGGGATGCTATCGGCGCGTTCAACCAATCCGATGAGTACCAGATTCAGATCGACCTGCTGGGTCCGGCCGGCGCAATGGTCACGGCGGTCACGCGGGAGTCGTCTCTCGCGAACTACTTCGCCGATATGCGGGCCGCGGTCAACCGTCACGTCGGCGGCGACATGGGCGCGTTTCTGACCGGCGGCGCCGTGCGCGTCCACTCGCTCTATAAGCTCTGCGTGGATACGTCGGTCCCGGCCGCGAACGTCTTCCCACCCATCACCACTCTCGGTACCGTGGCCGTCACCGGCTCGGGCGCGGGGACGTTCACCGCGGGGACGGCCGTCGACACGGCCAAGTACGGCGGCGCGCAAGTCGCACTCAAGGTCATCAACCAGAGCATCGGTGCGGCCAGCATCTCCGCCACCGTGACCGGGCTCGATACGACCGGCGCCACGCGCACGTGGACGGCGACGATCACGAATGGGACCGCACAAGACACCGTGGTCAACTTGGCTGGTACCGGTGTGACTGCGGGCGTGAGTGTGTCCGCCGTCACCTTCACGGGCGGCACAAACGGCGACGACTTCGAGCTCGTGACCGTTGAGGACCGGACGCTGTGAGCGCGAAGAAGGATGTCGTTGCGAAGCATGACTTGAACTATCCACAATACCTCGTCTTCACCGGCGCCGGCACGGGCGCGACTCGGTACAGCTGGATGGACGGCGAGATGAGTTTAGAGCGCGGTGGAAGCGTTCTCATCACTGAATGGCCGATGGACGGTCACTTTATGGCGCTGTTGGCGAAAAAGGACGCTTACCTCAAGGAAGCGGACACGGAGTGACCCGCGTCTGCTTCGTCGTCGGTCACGAGGACGTACCAGAAGCCTTCTGGCGCGTCGTTCTACCGTCCCGGCATCTGCGGGCGCCCATTGTGCTCGCAGGCGCGCAGGGGGCGGCGGAGAAGGCCCTGAGCGCTGACGTGCTCTGGATTCACCAACCGACCAGCATCGCGAGCGCCGATCTGGCCGAGAAGGCGGCCGCCAAGGGTAAGACGGTCATCGTCGACCTGTCTGAGGATCCGTGGTCGCGGCACGAGCTCGACGGCGCCTACAACGAGCACCGGCTGGCAGCGTGCGACCGGGCGTTGACGGCGGCCACGCATCTGGTGGTCACGTCGCAGGCGTTGGCCGACCAACTGGGGGCCGATGAGGCGCGCGTGATACCAGCGGTCGCGCCGTTGGCCTACTTGGCCGACCTTGCAACCCCGCCGGCCCTCGGCTGGTGGAGCGACGGTCGACAGAAGAGCGGGTGGGAGAAGATCGCGCCCGAACTCGTCACGATTGAGGACACTACGGACGTGGTCGTCTACCATCTTGGTTTCGGTCACTTCCGTCCCGTAACCGGCCGTCGCAATGAGCAAGGAACGGCCGGTGAGTATGTCGCCCC